GGTGAGGAAGCGCTGTCTAGCTTTATGGCGCATAAAAAAGCTCAAGAAATGGAAAATGAGCTTAGAAACTTCTTGATTGCTAATTACGGCCTTAACGCTTGGCAAGACATATTGAGGATACAGGCCAAGATAAGAAAAGAAAGAATTGCAGAAAAGAAAAGAAAATTAGCGCAAATAAAACTAATTGTTGAAATATCTTTCGCTTCTCTCGCGGTTTTGTTAGGCTTGCTTGGGGTTTATTTGTTTGCTATGTATTTAAAAGCATAGGAGGTTCACATGCTACAAGCTTTGATAGGCCCAGCCACTGAGATAATTGGTAAGTTCATTGAGGACAAAGACCAAAAAAATAAATTGGCGCATGAAATCGCCACTATGGCGGAAAAACATGCTCAAGAGCTGGCAAAAGGCCAAATGGCTATTAACACTGAAGAGGCGAAGCACAGAAACATCTTTGTAGCTGGTTGGCGTCCCTTTATTGGCTGGACTTGTGGCCTTGCGTTATTCGCGCACTTTATTTTATTTCCGTCAGCCGATGTAATCACCGCATATCTTGGATATGACGCGGTTTCATACCCTTCTTTTGATATGGATAGCCTAATGACTATTCTGCTTGGCATGTTGGGCTTGGGCGGCATGCGTAGCTTCGAGAAGTACAAAAAGCTTACAAAATAAGCGGCGCCTGGAGGGGTTATGGACGCAATAGCATTAACCGAACATTTATTAAAGAACATCCGGCAGCAGAAGGATGACTATGCAACTATGCTGTCGAATGGTGCGGTAGAGAATATGGAAAACTACCGCTTCATAGTGGGTCAAATACGCGGACTGACCTATTGTGAAGATGAAATCAGAGCCGCGATGAGAGGGGTCATTGAAAATGGCTAAAAAACTATTCGTGCCCGATAGGGTTGCGGCAAACATGAAGTCTGATGCGCCACAGACTGAAATACCAAAGGCGGTGCAAAAAGCTCTTCCTCAAGAAGAGGAGAACAAGAACACAGAAAACCCATCAGAGATGGATTCATCCGCGCTAGAGCGGTTGCCTGACCCTGTAGGCTATCGCCTTCTTGTTATTCCTTATTACCCACCAGCGAAAACAAAAGGCGGTATTTATATTCCAGATGCTACTCGTGATAGAGAAGCTTTTGCGACTGTTGCTGCCTACGTTGTTAAGGTCGGTCCAGACGCCTATAAAGACCAAGATAAGTTTCCATCAGGCGCGTGGGCTTCTGAGAAATCATGGGTACTTATGGGCAGATATGCTGGGAATAGGTTCAAAGTGGACGGTCTTGAGGTAAGACTGATAAATGACGATAACATTATCGCCACTATACTTGACCCATCAGATATCTCGTATGTATAAAAATACTGGAGGCATATTATGAGTATTGAAGAAATGCAAGAAGCTGAAGATAATTTCAAATTTGATGTTGAGGATTCTGATGATTCCTATACTGAAGATTCTGAAAAAAAACCCGAACAATTGTTCAAATCTTCAGATGATTCATCCGATGACGGGGCGTCTGAAGATGATTTAGAGAATTATAGCGGTAATGTTCAAAAGCGCATTAACCAGCTAACCGCCAAGCGCAAGCAGGCAATGGAAGAGGCAGAGGCTGCGTATCAGTACGCACAGCAAATGGCTCAAGAAAACCAGCAGATTAAGGCTCGCTTAAATCAGCTAGACCAAGGCTACACCAATGAATACGGTGCCCGCGTTGAGTCTCAGATGGAGCAAGCAAAGAAGCTGCTTAGAGAAGCCCGCGACATTGGCGACATTGATAAAGAGACAGAGGCTGTTTCTTTGCTGCAACGTCTTGCAATTGAACAGGAAAGAGTTCGCGTTCAAAAGCAGAGAGCGGAACAGCAAGTCAATGTTGAACAGCAGCAGCCGCAAATGCCACAAAGACAAGCGGTAAAGCGCGAAGAAGAGCTAGACCCAAAGCTTCGTTCTTGGATGTCTAAGAATGATAGCTGGTTCAACAAAGATATGGTTATGACAGGCGGTGTTAAAGCCATACATGAAAATCTTGTAGGTGTTGAAGGGTATGACCCTACAAGTGACGAATATTATGCGGAAATTGATAAGCGTATGCGTAAAGAGTTCCCGCACAAGTTTCAGTCGCAACGGCAGAACGCCCAAACTGTTGCGCCTGCGTCCTCTGGACGGTCTGTGAAATCAGGGCGGAAAAAAACGGTGGAATTAACACCAGGTCAAGTGGCTTTCGCCAAGAAGATGAATATTCCTCTTGAGCGGTACGCAAAAGAAGTCGCAAAACTAGACACAAGGAGTGCATAATGGTTGACCGCGCGAGCCGGGATTCGCAAACCCGTGAAAAAACAGCGAGAGTAGACGCGTGGAGACCACCATCAACCCTTGAAGCTCCCGAAGCACCTGTCGGCTTTAAACACCGCTGGATTCGTGAGTCAGTCATGGAATACGATGACCGCAACAACGTCCATAAGCGCCGCCGTGAAGGTTGGGAGCTTGTACGGGCGGAAGATTACCCTGATTTCGATGCACCTGTCATTGACGAAGGTAAAAACGCTGGCGTAATCGGCGTAGGTGGACTGGTTCTTGCCAGAATACCTGAAGAGATTGTGGAACAGCGTGACGCACATTACCGTAGTGTCACAGAAAATCAGATGGAGGCTGTAGATAGAGATTGGATGCGTGAGTCCAACGCGGCTATGCCCAAACTAAATCCGCAGCGTTCAAGTTCAGTAACTTTTGGCTCAAGAGGCCAAAAATAAACTCGTAAGGAGAGTTCAAGATGGCAAACAAAGATGCTGCCTTTGGTCTGCGCCCAGCGCGGATGATGAACGGCTCTGCCTTTATGAACCAACAGAATCGCTACCGTATCGCTTCCGGCGCTACAACTGCAATTTTCCAAGGCGACCTAGTGGAAACACTGACTGCCGGGACTATTGGGGTTAAAGCTGCTGGCGAAACTGACGCGGCTCTGGGTGTGTTCAACGGCTGCCGTTACACTGACCCTGTTTCTGGTAAGGAAACATTCTCAAACTACTACCCTGGCTCAATTGCCGCTTCTGACATTGAAGCTTTCGTAATTGACGCGCCAGACGTAGTTTATGAAATCCAGGCAGATGCTGCATTCCCAGTAGCTGACCTGTTCGGTAACTTTGACATTGTTGTTGGTACTGGCGACACAAACTCAGGTATTTCTCGTACCGAGATTGGTGTTTCAACTGGTGCGACCACTGCAACACTGCCACTGAAGGCGATTGATATTTCTCAAGACCCTGAAAACAGTGATGTTGGTTCAGCTAACACAAACGTCATGGTTGTTATCAATAATCACTTGCTGTCTGCTGGCACAGTAGGCTTGGCATAAGGAGACTAGATAATGGCTATTTCAAGAGCACAGCTAGTTAAAGAACTAGAGCCAGGCCTGAACGCCCTGTTCGGCATGGAATATGACCGCTATGACGCGGAACACGCAGAAATTTACGACACCGAATCTTCAGACCGTGCGTTTGAAGAAGAAGTAATGCTCGTAGGTTTTGGTAACGCGCAGACCAAGCAAGAAGGTGCTGGCGTATCTTTCGACAACGCTTCAGAAGCTTACACAGCTCGCTATACCCATGAGACTATTTCATTGGCATTCGCGCTGACTGAAGAAGCAATGGAAGATAACCTGTACGACCGTCTTGGCGCTCGTTACACCCGCGCATTGGCACGTTCAATGGCACACACAAAGCAAGTTAAGGCTGCTGCAACTCTGAACAATGCGTTCGACAGCAACTACTCTGGCGGTGACGGTAAGGAGCTTTGCGCTACTGACCACCCACTTGCTGGTGGCGGTTCATTCCGCAACGAGCCTTCAACTGCTGCTGACCTCAACGAAACTTCACTTGAGAATGCTCTGATTGACATCTCAACTTTCGTTGACGAGCGTAACTTGATTATCGCCCTGCGCGGTACCAAGCTTATCGTTCCACCACAGCTTCAGTTTGTTGCTGACCGTCTGCTGGAATCTACCCTGCGCGTAGGTACAGCCGACAACGATGTGAACGCCATTCGCAACATGGGTATGCTGCCAGAGGGTTACACTGTTAACCACTTCCTGACAGACCCAGATGCGTTCTTCATCAAGACAGATGCGCCAAACGGCTTCAAGCACTTTGAGCGTACTCCAATGTCTACAGGGATGGAAGCTGACTTCGACTCAGGTAACATGCGCTTTAAAGCTCGTGAGCGTTATAGCTTCGGTTATTCCGACCCACGCGCTGTGTTCGGTTCACCCGGCGCATAAATACCCCTCCCTTGTTATCATACTTGGGAAAGTAAGGGCGGCTCTTGTAGCCGCCCTTCGTTTATCTTATAATATGTTTATCCCTGACGATTTCATGGTGAAATCGACACTAGCCAAGACAGGAGATAATCATGGCTCGTTCTACCTTTTCAGGCCCCGTCAAGTCTGACGCGGCTTTCATTTATCCAGTTGTAACAACTGCGAACCTTCCAACAGCAGCTAACACCCCAGAGGGTACTGTTTACATCATCAGCGACAATGGCGCTGGCGACAACGAATATTGCTTGGTCATAAACACAGGTTCTGCTTGGGTGACAGCAGTAGGCGCAGCACTTAGCTAATAGGAGG